TTTAAAAAACAAAAAATGAGTAAAACTTTAGATGCAATTTTATCTCAGTATGAAAAAAATACTGAAGATAAAAAAACTACTACTAAGTTGTCTAATGAAGACAGACTTAAAAAGTATTTTAGTGAAAAGTTACCAAAAGGTGTAAAGTCACAAACCAAAAGGTTTAGGATTTTACCTAACAAAGATGGAAATAGTCCATTTACTGAGGTATATTATCACGAAAAACAAGTTAACGGTAAGTGGGAAAAAATTTACTGTAACCACTTAAATGATGGTGAACATTGCCCATTATGTGAGGCAAAAGACGCTCTTTATGAAGATGGATCAGAAAGAGCTAAAAAATTAGCAAAAGAATTTATTGCTAGAAAATTCTATGTTGTTAAAGGTATTGACAGAGACAATGAAGAAGATGGTGTTAAGTTTTGGAGATTTAAACATAAGTATACTGGTGACGGTATTATGGATAAAATTATCCCTTTATTTAAACTGAAAGGTGATATTAGTGACCCTAGAGAAGGGAGAGACATTATCATTACTACAGGTAAAAACGATAAAGGTCATAGTGTAGTTAATTCTATTATGGCAGATGATGTTTCTATTTTAACTACTGACAAAGAAAAGGCAAATGAATGGTTTAATAATGTAGAAACACATAGAGATGTATATTCTAAAAAACCACAAGAGTATTTGGACATTGTAGCAACAAATAAGACACCTATTTGGGATTCTGAACAAAAGAAATTTGTTGCCGAAGAAGATAAAGAAGAAAAGGAAACTGCGTCTTTGAGTGAAGAGATTAACATGATGAAATCTGAAACATTTAAGTCAAAAGATTTAATATCTAATGATGATTCAGATGATGATGAAGATGATGATTTTTCTTCTACGAGTTTAGATAGTGATGATGATGATGAATTACCATTTTAATTAAAAGGCATGGCAAAGACACCATTAAAGAAAAAGGTATCTGATTTTTCATCTATAAGAAAGAAGTTTTCCTCTAGTGATAAGTATAAAGAACAAAAATACTTTGATTTAGGGGAAGCCTTTCAAAAGGCTACAGGATTACCAGGTCCTGCTATGGGTCAGATTAATATGTTATTAGGGCATTCTGATACTGGTAAAACTACTGCATTAATTAAAACTGCGGTAGACGCTCAGAAAAAAAATGTATTACCTGTTTTTATTATTACCGAACAAAAATTTAGTTTTGAACACGCTAAACAAATGGGTTTAGATGCAGAATATATTGAGGAGGTAGATGAAAAAACAGGTGAGATTAGTGCTTATTGGGACGGATTTCTGTTATATAAATTAGGTTTTGATTATATTGAACAAGCATTTGATTATGTAACAGAAATTTTAGATGCGCAAAAAAGTGGAGAAATACCATACGATATAGTATTTTTATGGGACTCAATAGGGACAATACCTTGCCAAATGAGTTTTGATGGAAAAGGGGGTAATCAACATACTGCTAGAGTTATTTCAGAAAAATGGGGTATGGGGTTAGCTCAAAGAATTACTTCTTCAAGAAAAGAAAGTTTTCCATATACAAATACTATGATTTTTGTAAATCAGCCTTGGGTGGCATTACCTGATAATCCATTCGGGCAACCTACTATACAACCTAAAGGAGGTAATTCTATTTATCTTTCATGTGCATTAGTGTTCCTATTTGGTAACCAAAAAAGTTCTGGAGTTTCTAAACTTTCTGCGACAAATAAAGGTAGAAAAGTTAATTTCGCAATACGAACAAAAGTTGGTATCCATAAAAACCACATGAATGGTTTAGGTTACGCAGATAATAAAATATTGGCAACCACTCACGGATTTATCGAAGATGATAAAAAGGCGATAGATGAATATAAATCAGATAACAAAGATTATTGGGCAGAAGTGTTTGATGCGGTTGGTGATGAGGATTCATTTGAGGTAGTAGAGGAGAATTTTATTGAATCCCCTGTTGATTATTCTGACGATTGATTGTTTAACCATTAAATGATGGTTTGTGAAAATCCCAAATAGAAAAACAAAAACATTTCAAAAAACACTTATTGTAGACGGAGATTCGTTGATTAAAACCGCCTATCATGGAGCAAAAGATCTTTATTATAAAGATACTCACATAGGCGGTATTTTTCAGTTTCTTACTATGGTTAGAAAACTTATAAACGAATATAAATTTGATAAAGTTTATGTATTTTGGGATGGTCAATTTAGTGGTAGATTAAGGTATGAATTATACGAAGATTATAAATCTAATAGAGATAAAGATTTCTATAACGATAAACCACCATCAGAAATAGAATTATACCTTCAAAAAGAAAGAGTTAAATTTTACTGTGAGGAATTGTTTATAAGACAATACGGTGATGATATTATTGAGGCAGATGATTTAATTGGTTATTATGTAAAAAACATTTCAGATGATGAAAAGGTAGTTATAATGACTAATGATAGAGACATGTGTCAACTAATTGGTGAAAGAGTCGGTATTTATGTAATTAATCTAAAAAAGATAATAACTAAAGACAATTATTTAGAACACTTTAATCACCACTACAGTAATTTAAAATTAATCAAAATTATCTCTGGAGATATTAGTGATAATATCAAAGGTATTACAGGTGTAAGTGAAAAAACTTTATTGAAATTTTTTCCCGAAATTAAAGAAAAAACTTTGACATTGGAATATATTTTTAGTAAAATTAAAGATATACAAAAAGACAGAAAAAGTAATTTAAAATCGTTGGATAATATTATTAATAAAGTGACTAAGGGTAAACAAAAAGAAAGTATATTTGAAGTAAATCAAAAATTAATTGATTTGAGTAACCCTATCATTACGGAAAACACAAAATCAGATTTAGATTATTTAATGTCAACGTCAATCGATCCTGAAGGTAGAGAAATAAAAAATGTAATTAAAATGATGATGGAAGATGGTTTAATGATGGCAATACCTGGAGGACAAGATGGGTATTTAAATTTTTTACAACCATTTCTTTCATTAATAAAAAAAGAAAAAAAATTTTATAATAGTTTAAAATGAATACAAATATGAAAAAGAGTTATCAAAGTTATCCGTATGAATTCTTATTTATGATTAACGGTAACCCAATTGTTGGTAGAAATTTCCCAATAAAAAATTTCAATAGAGAAAGTTTAAGTTCTTTAGATTTAAAAGATGTAATAGATGATGTAGTAGATGTAATTAAATTACATTTTAAAAATAATACTTATGAATATTTGTATAAATATTACAGTTATTTTACGGAAAATAATAACAATGAAGAATATGAAGTTAGAGATATTTACGAAAATGAAGACTTCTTCACATTTCAAATAAAGGTAAATAACAGAGTCATAGCCGAAAAGATTTTTACTGGAAATGATTTCCCACCAAAAGTAAGATACGATGTAGATATAAGAAAAATTATACCTAAAATGATTGAAATCATACAAATAGGATTAAGTCAAAAAAATTATACAAAAAATTATGGTGATTATGACTTAACGAAGATATTTATTAATAACCAAATTTAAAAACGTTATGTCTAAAAATGAAAGTTCTAATTTAGGATATTTAGGTTATAGTTTTCAGGTAAAACTAGTAAAACAATTAATAGAAGATCAAAAATTTTCGGAAAGTATTATTTCTATAATAGATCCGAATTATTTTGATAATGAGTATATGAGATTAGTTGTGGCTAGTGTTAAGAACTACTATGAAAAATATGAAACCATACCGTCTTATGATACAATCTTTAACCTTATAAAGACAGAAGTAAGGAGAGAAATAACTAGGGAATCCGCAAATGAGTTAATAAAAGAGGTTAAAGATTCAGATAATAAGGATTGTTTACACACACAAGACGTTGCCATTAAGTTTTGCAAACAACAAGAGCTTAAGAAGGCTACATTAAAAATTCAGAAAATTTTGGATACAGGAGATTTTGATAGATATGAAGAGTGTGAAGAAATAGTTAAACAAGCCATAAATGTTGGTACAGAAAAAGACGATGGTGTTGATGTATTTCATGGGATTAAAAATGTATTGTCTGCTGATTTTAGAAGTCCAATACCAACAGGTTTAATCGGTATTGATAATTTAATGGGTGGTGGATTATCTAAAGGTGAGTTAGGAGTTATTTTAGCGGCATTTGGTGTAGGAAAAACTACATTAATGACTAGAATGGCGAATACTGCATTTAAGATGGGTAAAAATGTGGTACAAATATTCTTTGAAGATACAACGGAAGTAATTCAAAGAAAACACTACACATGTTTTACTGAAGTACCTTTAAGTGAATTAGAAGACAGAAGTGATGAAGTGGAACAAAAGTTATCTAATTTTCAAGAGTCATCAGGTAACTTAATTTTAAAAAGAATGCCTAGTGATGGTACAACAATACCACATATTAGACAATATCTTAAAAAATTAATTTCTAACGGTATAAAACCTGATGTCATTTTCTTAGATTACATTGACTGTGTTCAACCAACCAAACAGTTTAAAGATGAATTTAGTGGTGAAGGAAATGTAATGAGACAATTTGAAACTATGGTATCTGAATTAGGGGTTGCTGGTTGGACTGCGGTGCAGGGTAATAGAAGTGCGATTGGTGCTGAATTAGTGGAGGCAAATATGATGGGTGGTTCTATTAAAAAAGGACAAATTGGGCATTTTATTCTATCAGCAGCAAAAACATTAGATCAAAAAGAACAAGGTAGAGCTACTTTAGCCATACTTAAATCTAGATTTGGTAAAGACGGTGTTGTATTTGAAGACATTTTATTTGATAATGGTACATTAGTTATTGATACTAGTGATAGTAGGGATATAACATTATTAGAACATGATAAATTGTCTAAGAAAAAAGATTCTAATTTTATACAAGAAACTTTAAACAAAAAAAGAGAATCACTTAATTAAAGGAAAAAAATAAAAAAAATATGAGTTATAAATTAAGTCATATAGGAATTTACACACCAAAAATTAATAATAAAAAAATTAAAAAAAATTAAAAAAATGGAATTATCAAACAGGATTTTGTCTGACATTACAGTTTATATGAAGTATGCAAAATTCTTACCTGAAAAAAATAGAAGGGAAAGTTGGGAAGAATTAGTGACTAGAAACAAAGAAATGCACCAAAAAAAATATCCTCAGATTAAAGATGAAATAGAGGAAGTATATAAATTAGTTTACGATAAAAAAATATTACCCTCAATGAGGAGTTTACAGTTTGGTGGTAAGCCCATTGAAATATCACCTAATAGAGTCTATAATTGTGCATACTTACCTATCGATCATGTTGATGCATTTTCAGAAACTATGTTTCTATTATTAGGTGGGACAGGTGTAGGATATTCAGTGCAAAAACATCACGTAGATAAATTACCTGAAATAAGAAAACCTAATCCTGAAAGAAAAAGAAGATACCTTATTAGCGACTCAATTGAAGGTTGGGCAGATGCGATTAAACTATTAGTTGAATCTTATTTTGGTGTTAAATCATCTACCCCTATATTCGATTATTCAGATATTAGACATAAAGGTGCATTGTTAGTCACTTCTGGTGGTAAAGCACCAGGACCTCAACCACTAAAAGATTGTATACATAATATTAAAAAGGTATTAGATTCTAAAAATGATGGTGAAAAACTAACACCAATTGAGACTCACGACATTGTATGTCATATTGCAGATGCAGTATTGGCGGGAGGTATTCGTAGAGCAGCATTAATTAGTTTATTTTCGGCAGATGATAATGAAATGATTTCTTGTAAATCAGGTAACTGGTGGGAATTAAATCCACAAAGAGGGAGAGCAAATAATTCAGCAGTTTTATTAAGACATAAAGTTACAAAAGAATTCTTTTTAGATTTATGGAAAAGGATTGAATTAAGTGGGGCGGGTGAACCAGGAATTTATTTTTCTAATGATAAAGATTGGGGAACAAATCCTTGTTGTGAGATAGGTTTAAGACCATATCAGTTTTGTAATTTATGTGAGGTAAACGCTTCAGACATTGAATCTCAAGAAGATTTTGAAAAAAGAGTTAAGGGGGCGGCATTTATTGGTACATTGCAGGCAGGATATACAGATTTCCATTATTTAAGAGATGTTTGGAAAAGAACTACTGAAAAAGATGCACTTATTGGTGTGGGTATGACAGGTATTGGATCAGGTGTTGTATTAGGTTATGATATGAAATCAGCTTCTGAGTCGGTTAAATCTGAGAATGAAAGAGTGGCAAAACTAATCGGAATCAATTCAGCAGCTAGAACGACAACAGTTAAACCTTCAGGTACTTCATCATTAGTTTTGGGGACATCATCAGGAATTCATGCGTGGCATAATGATTATTATGTTAGAAGGATAAGAGTAGGTAAAAATGAGGCGATTTATTCATACCTATCTATTAATCATCCTGAATTAGTAGAAGATGAAATTTTTAGACCTCACGATACTGCAGTAATCTCAATCCCACAAAAATCACCAGAAGGATCTATTTTAAGATATGAATCACCTTTTGATTTATTAGAAAGAGTTAAAAAAGTATCGCAAGAATGGATTAAACCTGGACATAGAGGTGGTCAAAATACCCACAATGTATCCGCAACAATTTCTTTAAAAGAAGAAGATTGGGAATTAGCGGGAGAATGGATGTGGACGAATAGAAAATTCTATAATGGTTTATCTGTATTACCATATAATGGGGGAACTTACCAACAAGCACCTTTTGAAGATTGTAGTAAAGAAACATATGATAATATGATGAAATCTTTATCTTCTGTTGATCTATCAAAGGTAATTGAATTACAAGACAATACTAATCTTTCTGGCGAAGTTGCTTGTGCAGGGGGAGCATGTGAAATTATATAAGTTATGGAAGTAAAATGGGGAAATGATGTAACGCTAACATATCAAGTATTGTTAGCGTTCTATAACCAAAGAAAAAACAATTAGAGATGAATGTAGGAGCATCAAAAGATTGGGTTCAACAATTATATGTTAGGGAATTTGGACCTAAATTACAACCTAATGAATTTTATTACGATAATCAAGGTAGAATGGTAATGACTGAGGAATATCATATGAGAAGAGGTAGTTGTTGTGGCAATGGTTGTTTACACTGCCCATATGAACCTAAACATATAAAAGGAAATACAAAAATAAAAAAGTCACTACAAACGTAGTGATTTTTTTTTATATTTTAAATTTATCAGAATAAAGATACTTAACCATTTCAATATCCTTATCAGTTAAATTATCGTGATTGTTATCTAAAATAGAATTTTTCTCTTCATCATAGTGAGTAAATCCTAACATATGAAACATTTCGTGTTTTATTGTTTCACTAAAAGAATCATATTTTTTATTTTGGATGATGTCTATATGAATATCAACACTTTTAATTTTATGGTTAGGGACACAGATAAAACTCACACCAATATTAACTAACCTAGATTTAGATCTTTTAGTTAATAGACTAAATTCATCATCGGTAAGGAAATACATAACTACATTTGCAGAATCTTTATTACTAACAATAGTAATTTCGATTGGTGTAATCAAAGAATTAAAAAACTTTGCATTATTAACAACATCTAATGAATCCTTTTTTGTGTATTTCCCATAAAGAAATATTTTAATATTTTTTTGCCAACGATCACCACCATCTGTTGCAACCATTAATTCCTCTTTTGAGAATAACTTTTGGGAAAAAATTCCAAAAGTATTTAAAAATAGTAACGATAATATTAAATTTTTCATAGTTGTTTTGTATTTATATAAGAACAAATATAATAGTTTTTTTTAAAAACACAAATTTTTTTTAAAAAATATGAGAAATCTTTTAGAGGAAATACAAAGAATGAGATCCCTTATGGTGTATGAAAAAGGTGAAATTCTTAATGAAGTTGGTACATCATCTGTTGCCAATATACCTAAAAATACACCTGAGGAAACATCCACTGATTCAGAAAAACCTGCGGAAACAAGTTCTAATACGGGTAAACCTGAAGATATAGAACAACATTGTATTTATGTAACCAATACTGAACCATATGAAACTGATAATGATACTAATACTAAAGTACCAACAGCATTTAGAGATAAATTTATAGAAAAATTACAAAATGAGTTTGGTGCAATTGAAAATGGTTATTTAGAAATTCAAGAAATAATAGTTTTTGGTGGGGCAAGTAACTTTTATGGTGGTGGGGTACAACCTGATTATTGTAATGAATATGATGTTACTAAAGGTACTTCATCATTACAAAAATGGGGTACTTCTTGTAAGGGATATGATGCAAAGAAAAAATATACAAATAGTGGTGGTAGTACAAGTAATAGAGATTTAGCTTGGAGAAGAGCTGATAAAGTAAAAAAGAAAACTGCTGAGTTATTAATGCAATACGCTGATACTGTAAAACCACCTGTAAAATACGATAAAACTAAAATTGAAGGTCAATTAAAGGATAAAAATAACATTACTTCAGGATCAGTATATACTAAAGATTTAACAGATACTCATAAATCAGTTTCTAAGGAAATAAAGGCTGGTACTTTGAATCATGGGCAATTTGTAATGATAGACGCTAAAGTATGCTTCAAATCATATGATCCTTGTCCTAAATGTATGATTAGAGATGTTAATTCAAAAAAATGTAGATGTAAAGATGGTTTAACAGAAAAAGACGGTAAATGTTACTGTCCTAATGGTAGAGAGGTAGATGAAAATTGCGAATGTAATACATGTACAGATCCTTGTATGACATTTAATAAAGAAACTAAAAAATGTGAATGTCCTGAAGGAATGACATATAATGAAGAAACTAAAGAATGTGAATGTCCTCCAGATAAAATTAAAGAAGGTTGTGAATGTAAAACAAATGAACCTTGTCCTGACCCTTGTATGACATATAACAAAGAAAAGAAAAAATGTGAATGTCCTGAAGGAATGACATATAATGAAGAAACTAAAGAATGTGAATGTCCAAAGGGTTTTACTAAAAAAGATAATTGTGAATGTGAAAAAGACACACCAAAGGAATGTCCTAAATGTATGAAACTTGATGAAACAGGTGAGTGTAAATGTAATGAAGGACTAATTTATAATGAAAAAACAAAAGAATGTGATTGTCCAGAAGGTAAAATAAAACCTACCGCAGATGCGTGTAATTGTGTACCACCAAAACCCCCATTAAAATGTAATTACGAAGCCAAAAAAGAAGGTGCAAGGGGTACAAAACAAAATAACTTTGTTGCGGCTACAGTTAAAAGTAGTTTTCCTGCTGGTGCAGGTGACGCATTAACAATAACATTTGATTCATTAGTTGTTCCTGACGCATTCTATGTTAAATATGGTGATCAAGAGTTCTTTAGTGGATTTATGGGAGATGTTTACAATGCAGAATACAGACAAGTTGCGTTAAGTATTCCTGAAAGAAAGAAGATGTTACCTATCCAATCAAAATCAACAAAAGAAATAGTTAAAACTGAACTTAGTTCTGGTGATAATGATTATAGTGGTATGGAAAATATTGTTAGAAACTTTGTTGGTGAATTAATAATTTATAAACGTGAAGATGGTTTATTGGAAAGTATAAATGCGGCGATTAAATCTGAGGGTGGTAAGTTAAACGTAAAAGATATATTTAAAAACGGAGATTCTGAAGCGGAAAAAATTACAGATGACATTATTAATTCAGGAAGTATTAAAGATAACATAAATAGATATAAACCTATTATGAAATCTGGTTCATCTTTTAAAATAACAAAGGAAACTGAAAATCTTGAAATAGTAATATTAGTATTTTCCCCATTAGATAGGACAATATTTAATATACAAGTTAAATGTGAGTAATATTAATTATTATTTTAATATTTCTTTTCAAAAATTTTATAGTATTATATTTATATACATATGGCAAAGACTAGGTATATAAATATTGATTTCCCTTTTAGAGATAGTAATAATGGTTTTTATTTTCAAATGAATAAAACCGATAAGGACGCTATAAGGGCAGATCTATTACATCTTCTTTTAACTAATAAAGGTGAAAGATTGTATCTCCCAGATTTTGGTAGTGATTTAAAAAAATTCATTTTTGAACCTAATGATGCAATTACACATGCCGATATAAGAAATAATTTAAATGATACAATTAAATTGTATATACCTAATTTAATTATAAATGACATATCATTTAGAAATGATGATATAGAAGAATTAATAATTGTGGAATTAACTTATACTGTAACAGAAGGAACTTTCACTAGTACAGATACAATAACTTTAACATTCTAATTATGGCAAAAAAAATAGATTATAATGCACGTAATTTCTCTGATGTAAGATTACAACTTATAGAATTTATACAAAAATACTACCCAGAAATATTTTCAGATTTTAATGACGCTTCTGTTGGTATGATGTTATTAGAATTAAACGCTGCGGTTGGGGATATGTTATCATTCCACACTGATAGAATGTTTAATGAAACTCAGATTAGTTATGCACAAGAAAGATCCTCAGTATTAGAATTGGCTAGAACATTCGGTTTGAATATACCTGGTAAAAGACCTAGTATCACTATTGTAGATTGGACAGTAACTAATATTCCAGTAAACGGTGACACATTTGATATTAGTTATGCACCTAAAATATTAAAAGGTTCACAGGGGACAGGTGCGGGTAAAGTATTTGAATTAATTGAAGACTGTGATTTTTCATCACCTTTTACAACTGGTGGTATCCCTAATAGGTTAGTAATACCTAATATTGATGGGAACGGAATAATTCAAAACTACTCACTTACTAAAAGAGAAATAATGTTAAATGGTATAACTAAAATCTATAAAAAAACATTATCTAGAGAAGATTATAGGCCATTTTTAGAAATTATTTTACCTGAAAATAACGTACTATCTATTGAAAATATAATAACTAAAGAAGGGACAAATTTTGTAAATAACCCAACGGAAGACGATTTTTCAAACTTTGATTTAAATTGGTATGAAGTACCTGCGTTAGCACAGGCAGAAATTTATATAGAAGATGAAAATGCAGTTTCAGATAGAGAAGGGGTAGTTGTAGGTAAATGGAAAAATTCACCACAAAGATTTATAAAAGAATTTACAGATAATGGATTTTGTAAAATTACTTTTGGGGCTGGTGATGCAGATATATCGGAGTTAAATGATTTTGTTGGGTGTAGAGGACAAATTGATAGGATTGGTAGAGTAGTCAATAATTTATCTTTAGGTGAAATTCCGCAAACAAATAATACACTGTATGTTAGATATAGGGTAGGTGGTGGACAAGATTCTAATATTGGACCAAATACTATTACTACTTTAGGTACTGTTAGTTCAATTATTAATGGTGATGACAGTAATATAAATAGAATTATAAAAAATAGTATAAGTGTTAATAATCCTATACCAGCATTAGGTGGTAAAGAAGAGCCATCAGTAGAAGAAATCCGAAATTTAGTAAAATATAATTTTTCTTCACAAAACAGATGTGTTACAATAAAAGATTACCAAAGTAGAATACCTCTGATGCCAGGTAAATTCGGTGTACCTTTTAGGACAGGTGTATGGGAAGAAAGAAATAAAATAAACGTTTATATATTAGCATTAGACGCTAATACTAAATTAACTACTGAAGCAACATCTACATTAAAACAAAATATTGCGGAATATTTAGCAGATTTTAGAATGATAAATGATTATGTTACTGTTAAAAATGGTAGGGTAATTAATTTAGGTTTTGAGGTAGACATATTTGCGGATAAAGCAGTCCCTAAAGGTGAGGTAATTTCAGGAGTAATCTCTTCGATTACACAATATTTTGATATCAATAAATGGGATATGGGTGATAACATATATCTTTCACAATTAGTTGAAAATATTAATAATGTGGGAGGTGTATTAAATGTTACCGATCTTAGAGTATTTAATAAAGTGAATGAAAATGGTAAGTATTCTTTAAATGAGATTGCTCAACCATATATTGATGATACAACAAGACAGATTGATTTGTTAGGTAGATACACTTTA